CCGAGAGTGCAGAAGCGGATGCACAGACGGCAAGTGACGCTGCCACAGATGCTGCCAATGATGAGCTGGATGCAGAAGCGTGGGCGGTAGGCCAGAGGAATGGTCAGGACGTTCCGCCAAGTGATCCAACGTATCATAACAATGCTAAATACTGGGCAGGGCAGAGCGGTACATCAACGCTGTCAAGTATGGCAGATGTTGAGATCGTCAATCCTGTTACGGGGCAGACGCTTGTATATAACAGCACCACTGCAAAGTGGGAGAATGTTGCAGGTGGCGGTTCTGCAGGGAATGTAACGTATGATAACACCGCCAGCGGATTGTCAGCCACGAACGTCCAAGATGCCATTGATGAGGTAGTGACGGATGTGGATAACTTGAGCACGGAAGTGGATGATAAACATACGAGCACCACATTAGCGGTTAGCCTGACGGATTGGACGACAGATACCACAAGCCAGAGCGGTACCACATTATATAAGAAACAGATATCACTCACGCATGTATACGTTGAATCCCCGTCCGTAGACATAGGCGCAGGGACGGGATATGTACTACCGACAAGCGCAGAGCAAGAGAGTTACAATCTCATTCAGTATGTGACAGTAGATGATACAGTTCCGTGTTTGTATCTGTATGCGAGTGAGATACCAACGACCGCATTTTACATTAAAGTAGTGGGGGTTGAATAATGAGTGAAGTATTAGCGAGTTTGAAAAAGATAGGCGGTAGCGGTGAACAGTACACGGAAGCTGTATTGTGGACGAATCCGTCACCTACGGCTGATTTTGCCGCACAGACAATAACGCTTTCGGATAGCATAAGCAAATACAAGTATATCGGTATTAAATATTGCTTCAATAAAACAAATACAAACATTATTGACACGGCGATATATAAGACCGAAGAAGTGCGAGCGTCAATAATCGATAACAGCACTGACCACAATATCATTATATTAGGACTTGAAAATATAAAAAATTATATATATGTTCGTGCGGTCGGTTATGTAAGTGATACGTCAATCAAGTTCTCAATCGGTTATAGGACGAACACTACGGGAACAACGGGAAACGCTTGTATCCCCCTTGAAATCCTCGGCATAAACGAACTTGCACACCAAACTGTTGGTGAGAGGTATGATTTATTGCCCGCCGTCACAGTAAAGGCAGGGGCAAAGCCTACGTTCACGACTAAAGGCAGAGCAAAAGCCCTATTCTTAACGTATATTCCTGTTAATGGTACAGTTGCTTATACTGTTACGAATGTAAATCCGTACACGGGCGAGTATGACAATGCAGACACATACAGAACGGCAACGAACAGTAGTGAAATTACTCACGTTGGTGGTGGCAATCCGTTTATTGTGACAGATAACACTATTACCACAACATCGGCATTTTCGAGCCAAAACCAATTAAAATGCATAATGGCATACACCTACTAATGTAAAGGAGAATGACAATGAACTACTATCTTGTAAAAATCTTAATCAACGACAAAGGACAGGACGGAACGTCAATAGAAGTCTATACTGACTTAAATGGTGCGTCCGTGGCTTATCATCAGACACTTGCGTCTTTTATAAATGCGACAGACATTAGACATTCTGTCGTGGAGATACTTGATACCTACGGACGTGTTGTCGGAAACTTCCGAGAGGAAGTAAACCACTATCCCGAGCCGACACCCGAACCCGAACCGACAGAGGAATAATAACGGGTAAGACACCCGTGTTGGTGACGATATGACCAAATGCACAGATTGTATTCACTACAACGGCACTATCGAAAACAAACCCATAGACTACCATATATGCACCAAATCACGTTGCAAGGATATTGAGTATTGGAAATGGGTTGCCGACAGACCGATGAAGTGCAAGGACTTTAAGCCAAAAGAGGACAGTTGGGATTCTGTAAGCAAATAAAAGCACACATATCTTTGCTTATCCGTCATCACATTGGTTTAAGCTAAAAGGGTTTAAGTTATGACGACTATCGACAAAATACTCATACTATGTGGAATAGCGGTCATTGTGTTTACTATCACGATGATCGTTATTTTTTGCATATTTCAAAGTGTGCCAGATACCTTGATTGACAGCTTTTATTCCCTGTTCACAGGCGAAGCGGTCATTACCTTCTGCATCTGGTGGATAAAGAAGAAGTACAGCAAGGAAAAGGAGAAAAAGAATGAATGACATCAAAAAGAAAATGACATCAAGGAAGTGGTGGATATGCACGGCTGCATTTTTAGGCTCGATTGCTGCATCAATCTCCGGCCTTGCAACGGATAACAAGTATGTGACCACTCTGGGCATTGTGGCAGGCATCCTTTCTGCTGCCATATACAGTTTCTGTGAAGCTTGGGTTGATTCCAAGGCCGTAGGAGCAAACAAGGATGAGTGAGATGGAATATCTGCCCGTGGAAGTTCATAGGGAGTTTGCAGAGCGTATTGACGCAGAGGAAAACCGACAGAACAAGCGTCTGGACAAATTAGAGGAAACCATATTCCAGATCGGGGAGTTGACCACATCCGTGAAGGTGTTGGCCAACAATATGGAGAATATGGCAAAGGAACAGGAAAAGCAGGGCGAACGCTTGCAAGCAATAGAGGACAAGCCTGCCAAAAATTGGGATAAGTTCGTGTGGGCAATCGCAGGGGCCTTGATCGCAGGCATCATCGGGTACGTTCTGGCATCTATGGGAGTAGGATAATGGCAAAGAAATGTTCATCATCAGAGGTAAAGGCATTTATTGAATATATTGCACCTATGATACAGCGTGAAGGATTCGCACGAGGTTATTCTATTGTGTCCACTACTATTGCCCAGGCGATAAAAGAAGGTAATTCCGGCAAGAGTTTACTTGCATCCAAGTATCACAACCACTTCGGGATGAAGGCATCACAATCGTGGCTGAAAGCGAAAAAGCCTGCTGTGAATCTTAAAACCAAAGAGGAGTACACAGTCGGACATCTGACCACAATCAATGATTGGTTTAGATCGTACCCAGACGATCAGAGCGGTATTGAGGGTTATTATGACTTCATATCCACATCAAGATATGCCAATCTGCGTGATGCCAAGACATTCCGACAGTTTGCCGGATATCTGAAGGCTGATGGGTATGCCACATCATCCACATATGTTAACACGCTGTGCAATACTGTCATCAAGTATGGCCTTGAGAAGTACGATGAACAGAACATCCACAGAGACTACTTCCCGAAGTACAATGGCACCTCTGACAGCATTGTGGAGGCCTTGTCTGATCTGGGTGTTGATTCGTCTGCAGAATACAGACGTGCTATATATAATGCCAACTTTATTGACACATATACCAAGAGTGCAAAACAGAACACGGCAATGTTGATACTACTCCGACAGGGGGCATTGATAAAGCCTTGAATGTCATATATGGTCACGAAAATTGACCACTTGAGAGAATAAACCCTATAAAATAGGCATCTATACCACTTGGGGTGTATAGTTCAAGTCTTGTCACTCCGATTATTCAAGAAAGCCTGTATTCGTGCGGATAACCGCATAAGTACAGGCTTTTTTCGTGGTTTAATTTATTAGCCACACTAATATTATGTTAACCATATTTGACACTTTTCTGTGGTCATCTTGTCATATATGGTCACGGAATTGTCACAAAAAAGAAAAGTTCGATGCAATCTGCTCCTTGACCTCGTTCTCGTTCATTGCGTGTCTGTACGTTGATTTCATAATGTTGTCTGTGTTCCATCCTCCGAGTGCCTGGATAGTTGCATCGGATAATCGCAAGGTGTCGTGTGCGTATGAGGCAAAGAAATGCCGGAGCCGATGTATGCCGAATGAGGGGATGTTCAATTTTTTCTGTGTTCTCCGCAGATGTTTGTCTATCTGTTGCGGATATCCCTTGTATATATAACCTTGTTCTCTGATATCCTCGGCCAGATCGTGGGGCAGAACAATCACTCTGTTTGATGCGTCTGTTTTCGGCACATCCTTGACCACATACCCATCCTCTGACCGAACGCAGGCCTTATTGATGGTCAATCGGTCATCTTTTAAGTCAAATAACGTGAGCGCACATATCTCTGAATTACGCAATCCCAGACACGCAAGCCGGATTGGAATGGAATAGGGTGTGTTTTTTGATTCCTCAACGATCCTTTTAACGTCCTCTGTGCTTGGCGTATATCGCTCCTGTCGTTGTTTTTGTGGCAGGGTGACAGATATATCCATTTTTGGTAAAAAGAGCCGTAGAACGGACAGAACAAAGCCACAGAGGTTATGCACAGTTTTAGGTTTGTGGTCAGATGCATATTTATTGATGAGTTTCTGAACTGTCAAATCATCAATTGCGTGAATATCGGTATTGAGGAACTGTTCTGGCAGATTCTTGATGATGGAATTATAATTCCGCACCGATGAGGGTGAAAGCACATTCTTTTTTGATGCGACATACTCCTCCGCTGCCTCCTTGAATGTCATCGGAATCATACTTGAATGATTGATTTTGTTCTGAATCAGCGTGAATGCCTCGTGAGTGGTAGGCTTATAAGGCACTGTCATCGAGTATGTCTTTTTGTTCTGTGTGTGCCGGATTCGGTATGATCCAGATGGTAGTTTGTCTATTGTCATATCAGTTCTCCTTTTCTCCGTACATATATGCGATAGTTTTCCCGTAATACTGTGCCAGGCGATACAACATCTGAATGCTTGGCAGAGATAATCCCTGTTCCCACGATGCGACAGTTGTAGGCTTGGATTCAATAATCTTCGCAAGTTCAGCCTGTGTGAGTCCTTTCTCCTTTCTGCATTCGATAAGAACATTCATCACATTGGTTCTGATTTCAGCATCTGTCATGGCGGTGTACTCCTTTCAATTTCATTCTAACATAATTATCGGAATAACTACGAAAAAAATGTAGTTAAATCATAAAATCGTATTGACATACTAAAAAATCGTAGTAATATATAACCAACGGCCTACGAAAAATTAGTAGACCGACAGGAACATATTTTTTTTTGATTATCAACTACGAAAAAATCGTAGAGAAAGGAGAACAACGGAACATGGTTGGAGCAAGAATCAAAGACTATCTGACACAGAACGGAATCAAGCAGACGTATCTGGCCGAGAAGGTTGGTCTGACAACTTCACAGTTATCAGACATATGCAACCGAGACAGGAAGATTGACTGCGTTGAGTATTACCGCATATGTCAGGCACTCAACGTACCATTCGACACATTTTTACACGAAGAGGCAGAAGCGTAATGCCAAGAGTAAACCTCACAGACGAACAATCGAATATCAGCCGGATTGACAGAGAGATGAAAGCCATCACCGCCAACATGACACAGACCGAGATTGCAGAGGCAGCAGGCATCAGTCAAGGCAGGGTGTCACAGATCATGAAACGCCATGGTGGATGCGGTTGGAAGAATCAGACACTTGCACAGTTGGTTGCCATAGCACAGGCCAACGGAAAGGAAGTACGGATATGCGCAAAGGGATAGCGTTCTTTTTGATAGCAGTTCTCCTGTTCTCCTGTGGAGCATCCAGAAGGGAGCCTGTGAACAGTGTTGACACTTCACAGATGCAAAAGATGTACACCACGGCCTATTGTCTGCACGGAATAACCGCCAATGGTGGCACCACAAGACCACACATTGCAGCATGTAACACCCACCTGGGTGATGTGGCAATGATCTACTCAATCAATGGTGACTTCCTATACATGGCGGAGATCACCGACACAGGAAGCACGGACGGCTTGCAATCAGGCAGAGTGATTGATGTGTGGTTTGACACCTACGAGGAATGTGAGGAATGGATGAAACTCACGGACGGCAAATGTTACGTTCAATGGATTTCAGGCAAGGGATGAAAGGAGAAACGGGATGAAAACAATGTTCAGAGCAATCAGCGGGATTGGATTCGTTGGCATACTGATCGGATGTGGTGCAATGGATTCTGCGTCGACAATACTTCCACTGATGATCGTGCTGATCGGGATTGCACTCTACGCCATAGGCACCAAGGCGGGTGAGCTGTATGGATGAGTATAAGACCAAGTATGAGATTCTGCTCAATTCCATTCTGCAGAATGCCAGGTTAAGCACCATCACATTCCAGCTGTATACAATTGACGATGAAGCCATATATGCGGTGGTTAAGGCATTAGAGCCGGAGAAGTACGAGCAACGTGTTAAGCAATTGGAACTATAAGAAGGGAGATGAGACAAATGGCAATGCCGGTATTGGTGATAGGTCGTTCGGGATCAGGTAAGACCTATTCACTCAAAGAGTTCAAAAAAGGTGAAGTTTCCGTGATTTCAGTAGAAAAAGGGAGACTTCCATTCAAGAGCGACATTCAGATCGCAAGGATCCCCAGCCACTTTGGTGATGAGAAGGTCAGTGCAGGGCAGCTTAATTCTGCCAAGTATGCGTGGATATGCAACGCAATAGCCACAGCACCCACAAAATCAATCGTTATTGATGATTCACAATATCTGTTGGTCAATGAGCTGTTTGATCGTGCGTATGAGAAGGGCTACGACAAGTTTATTGAGATGGCTGCACACTTCCGCAACCTCATCCACTCAATCAATGAAATGGATGATGACAACAAGATCGTGTATTTTCTTCACCATTCAGAATGTGATTCTGATGGCCGTGAGAAGGTAAAGACCATTGGGAAGATGCTGGATGAGAAGCTGACCATTGAAGGATGTTTTGATGTGGTGTTGTACTGCCAGGATCACAAGTTCTTCACCCAGGCGAATGGGCAGAGCACAGCGAAGTCACCTGAAGGAATGTTTGATTTGGAGATCCCGAACGATCTCAAGGCCGTAGATCAGACCATCCGTGAATACTATGGGATGAAGTGAGAGGTGCTGTATGAAAACTATCCCCATCGTAAACATTGAGCGCAAAGAATATGAGAGATATTGCTATAATGAACATTTTTTGCAAAACCAAGTGAAAAGATATCTTTCATGGGGAGCTCAATATTGTATGAACGGCGAAGTGGCGTTAGATCAATTTGTTGTATCAGACACGCAGACATGGAAATTGGTTTTATATAAGTGCGTTGTGGATGACGGATATTGCGTTGGAGTCGGGGTGAGAGGTCGTGATGATGATCCCAACATTTACACGTTAATGGTTGGAATCACGGTTTTAGATGATAAAATGTTTGATTTTTACATCGATATTCCTGAAGACGATGAAGCCTGGACAAGTCACGGAATACATACCATGGATGACATGAACGAAGCCTTAAAAGAATATTCGATTCATTGTGCAAGAGTTGGCGTAACACTTTTTGCAAAAATCCAAAATGATGCATTTAAGAGCCGAAGCAAAATTATACGAATGCAAAACGATGCAACAAAAAACGAAGTGATAAAAGGCGATGCTTTGGATGAATCACAATACAAAACAATTCAATTATCACCGGGCGTAAAGATTTATGTTGTCAACGAATCCGGTGTGCCACGAACGATTATAAGACATTGTGAAGCATGGGAAGTTCGCGGACATTATCGGCACTATAAAAACGGCAAAACAGTTTATATTGCACCATACCAAAAAGGTAAGGGAAGGTTAAAACATACCAATTATTCAATAAAGGAGAAAACATTATGAAAGCAATTGATTTGAGTAACGTACAGGAAGCGGGCGATTCCAAGAGATTGGTTCCCGGAGCTTATGCTTGCACCATTACAAGCGTTGAGGATGTTACCGAGAAGGAATATCTGAAGATTGGCTTTGATATCGCTGATGGTGAGTTCAAGGGATATTACAGCAAAATGCGTGAGGATCACCCTGATTGGACTAACGTGGGCACATATTACAGATCATACAAGCCCACCGCCCTGGGAATGTTCAAGCGTATGTGCTCTGCAGTTTCCAAGAGCAATGGCAAGTTCGTGTTTGACGGAAGCACCAATGCAGATGAGACCACTCTTGTGGGCAAGAAGATCGGGCTTGTGTTCCAGGAAGAGGAGTATTACGGCAACGATGGTGAGAAGAAAATCCGCCTGATCGTCAACAAGGAATGCGCAATAGCTGACTTATCCACACAGAAGGTTCCGGCACTCAAAACACTCAAAGAGGATGAGGGTGCAGCCATTGCTAACAATCTGCCTGCTAATTCTGAAGGTAAGGATGCTGTTCCGTGGTCATAATCGAGGACACACGGCAACAATCAGGCAAGCATGACATCAAGCATAATTGGTTTG